GACAGCGTTGTGAAGCTACCTGCGGCTGTTGCAGAAGCACCTATAACAGTACCATCTATATTACCACCGTTAATGTCTACAGTAGTAAGAGTTGATGTACCTGATGCAGTTAATGTAGTGAATGCACCTGTACTTGGTACTGACGCACCTACAGTAGCTCCATCTAATGTACCACCATTAATATCTGCTGTAGCGGCTACTAAAGATGTATTAGCATTAAGTGTAGTAAATGTACCTGCTACTGGTGTAGCTGAACCAATTACAGCATTATCAATAGCACCTGAGTTTAGGTCTACGGATGTAATAGTTGTAGTACCTACAAGTGTTGATGTACCTGTAACAGTTAAGCTATTATTTAGTGTAGCACTTGTGAATGTAGCAGTTGTAGGTGTTGAAGCACCTATGATAGTTCCATCAATATTACCTGCATTAATATCTACAGTAGCTATTGTAGCTGTGCCTTGTAGGTGTAAGTCTTTAAACTTAGCTGAACTTGAACCTAAGTCTATATCATTAGTTGTAACTGGAACTATAACACCATCTTGGAAACGTACTTGTTCTACAGCCGCTGAAGATACTTCTACGAATACACCAACTCTATTGTTTGACGTATCAATAACAACTTTGTTTAGTGCATCAACATCACCGATAAGCGGAATGTATCCACCTTCTCCTGTTGAGCCATCGTGCTTGTGTCCACTTGATGCAGCAAATGCGTCACGGAGTTTATTATACTCAGCGTTAATAGGGGCTGCACGTAGTGTAGCTGTTGGTACTATGTCTGCTATAGACTGTCTTACGTAACCTGCCAAAGTATCATCTCCTGTCGGCTGTCTCATACGTCAAGGCTATTGCCTGTATAGTATGACTTGCATTTGTATTGTTTGTAACATAATTCACTGAAACAGAGTTACCTGACCCAGATATGTTGGTAAGAGTTTTAGGTGATGGATTACCATCATATATACCACCTGCTCCATATATAGCTGTACCATAAACTGAAGCTGCACCCTCTGTACTAAACTCATAGTTAGTTGGGTTTACTGTGTTTGTGTCATCATAGTCGTAAGATACACCAACAAACACTTCTGTATTACCTTCAGACTTAAGGTATGTATTTACTTTATGTATTACCTTACGTACCTCTGGATCTTGCATGTAAAAGTAGGGAGTTTGATATAGGCTAAATATATCTTGTCCGTCAAAACTATTACCTCTTTCTTGGCGATGTACTTTACCAGAACCATCACCATGTATTACATGTTCAAACTGTCCTATGTATCCACTATCAACACAGTTAGCTTCTATACCAATCAACTGGCTATACTCAAAGATACTCTGTTTATTCTGACTCTTACGTATTCCACCTATCAAAGATAGAGATGAGTCATTCTTAAAAAAGAATCTAAACTGTGACTTCTTCCTAAGTACTACAATAGCAATATCTATAATTTGTTCTGATAAGTAGTAGTTATCGAAGATAGACTGTATCTCTTTAGATACGGTAGCAAGTTCAACATCACCAATTTTATCAGTACCAGAAATAGGACGTATACCATCTGGCCCTAAGAAGAGTAAGTCACCACCAAATTCTACCACAGAATCAGGAGCAAGGCAACCCATATTTGAAGTAACATTTTCTAATACAAAGTTAGCTGCATTATTACCTGTCAGCCTTTTGATATTATTAGCACCAAATATATATAATTGATTACGGAACTTTTTAATAGCTGTTATAGTATAACCTACATTAATAACACCAGCACCATTAGCAGGGCTAAAATCTGTAGCATTTAAAGGAGCACTAAAAAATAAATTAAAAGGTTCACTTGAGTCACCACACAAGAAAACGTGAGAGGCAAACTCTTCTGAGTACTTAGGATCATCTGGAGCTTGAGCATGAGTTATTTGTGTGTAGTTAGTTCCGTCATATATTGCCGCTGGATTAAAACCATCCGTAAGAAGTAATACTTCGCCTGACCAGTTATAACTAGTAAATCTAATTCTAGATACGTTAGTCATATCAGGGTTACCAGCTTCAGGTATAGCTACCCAAGAATCATTTGAGTCCTGCCATCTATATAAGTAGTCATGCCCAGATGTAGGTTTTCTACATGCAAATATACCATCATGTAAGTTACCATTTACTGCTACACCTAGTACAGGACCTGTCCCTGGTACAGTACCATATTCATTAGAATAACCACTAATACGACGATACCCACCGGCTAGGGCAGGTTCATAGTTAATCATTCTGATAGCACTACCTGATAAGTTTGAAGCTTGAGTTAGAGGATCAACATTAGTGATTAACCCTCCAGAACAAACTGACAGGTATGTACTTAATTTATCTACCATCTAGCCAAAACTCTTAGTTATAACATTAGAACCTTTTGGTATTACAGTAGATAAAAGAGAATCTTTACTATCTACAACAAGCCTTCTCATAGACTTAATACCTACTTTAAACTTGTCCTTATGTAATTGTGCTGATTGTTCATTGGATCTAAAGTGCATTAAGTACATCATAGCACCATCAATAATAACATGTTTAAACCTATCAGGTATAATACACACATCAGTACTTAAAGATAAATCGTTTGGAAACTTCCAGTATTTATATTCAATAACGTAAGCTACATCAGGTACTGGAGTAACACCAAACTTTTCTTCTTGTGTCTTATAAACATTTAATGGTTTTGTATAACCACCTGTACCAGAAGTATCATCATCAGCTCTACGAGTTGACAAGTACTGTTCATATGATAGTGGTTTTAAAACACCTGGATCTGTTGTATTAGTATTTTTTAAATAAAAAGATTCCCAATCAGCTTTTGAATAGTCTGAAGGGAAATCGTAAGTCTTCGTACCTACTGATAGTGTTTGTTCATAGGTTACTAACGTGAAGGGCCACTCTTGAGCCTCTTGTAGTATTTCACGTATAGAAGAATTAATAGAATCTTTAGCTAGTGATTGTACGTTTTTAGTTGTAGCAAAATCTATCTCACTAATTTCAACCTCGTTAAGACGACGAAGTAATTCATTCACTAGGTTTATATAAGTCGCCATGTCATTTCCTACGAGATTTTAAATGTATATAAAGGGGCTAACACTAAGCCAGCCCCCTTAAAGTATTTTATTATGCTAAGTTATATTTAGCTGTGACCAACGCTTCTGGACGTAAGATCTTGCGTCCGTAAAGATGCATACCACGGCAGATGTCAGCGAATGAATCTGGATCACGGTATGTTTCTGTTTTGTTGATTTGCTCTGCAGTTGCTACAGCTGAATCATGACCAGCTACGATAACACCGTAGTTAGCATTTTGGTTAGCTGTGTTTGTAGTTCCTGCACCAGTACCTACTGAAGGTAAGTTACTTGAAGTATATACACGGAAGCCGTGGAAGTTGTTCAAGACTAGACCGTTACGTAATCCACCTGACTCACCGAAGTCTGCGTTAAACAAACGTGAATCTTCATCACGAAGGACTTCCATCATGATAGGATCAAGTACAAGCCATCTACCTGCAGTGTCTACTTGGTTCTGATCTAACAAACGACCCATACGTGAAATCAACATTGCTGGTGATACGTATGCTGTTGGTAGAGCAGTTGCTCCTGGTAAACGTGCTGCAACTGGGATCGAGTGATCACCTGCTGAAGTTGTAGTAATGTTTCCGAAGTCACCTTTTTTCAGCTTGTTAGCTGCAAGTAATTCGTCTGAACCAGCAGCTGTATTAGCTTTAGTTCCATTTACTGCATCGTTGACTGCGGCTGCATTAGCATGTAGAGCAGACTGTTTATAACCACTTAAGTAACCCAATACTTCTTGGTCATGCTGATCAGCCAAGCGGAAAGCCGCACGATTGGTAGCCATGTCCATGAAATTAACATGAGAGTGTGCTTCTTCGATGTCGTCGATTTTAAATGCAAAGTAGTTTGCTTTATCTACAACAAGTGAAAAATCAGCATCAGCTAAATCTTGTGCAGCAATAGTTGTGCCACGCTTGTATGCTGATACGCTTACTTCAGGTTCTTTGATAATTTTTACAGTGTCACCTTGCGATGCAATTTCACCGAAATAATCAGAGTTAGTTATGTCGCCACAAACTGTGGACTTGCGGAATGCAAGTTGTACTTTTTTAGAATAAATTACGGAACTAAAGTTACCATTCGGTAAGTTTGTATATCCGCTTGCGGATGCAAATGCCATTATAATTCTCCTTGAATGTTTGGCTTATGATAAAGAGGTAAGTACGAGTTAAAGGTACATACCTCAACTCAGAGAAACTAAACGTGAAGCAAAGAGGCTGATACTTTTCTAGGGTGCGTTATGATAACAGTCGGCCAACCATTATCTAAACGGGCCTGTACTTAATCAGGTAGTTCTTATTTGTAGTTTAAGTTTTATTGGTTGTAGGCAAGAGAGGTAGTCCACAAGGGAGGCTCTTGTTCCTGCCGATAGTTATACTTCAGATAAACATAATGTCAACACTTAACGTGCATTTCCTGAAATATCGTAGACAAATTTACCATTGCGCATAGCTTTGTTAATATTGTCTTGGTTTTCTTCAAATTCTTTACTAGACATTCTTGCTACATCAGACTCACGGATTTGTCCACCAGCCTCATCAGCGTCTACTTTAGTCTTTGAAGTTCTACTAACCATAGAAGCTGCTGCTTTTTTACTAGCTTTCTTAGCTTCTTTAGTTAATCCTTTGTCAACCTTATACAGGTCGATAACTCTAATTACAGAACGTGGATCATCTGCATTCTCATAGACAGCATCTTGTACCCACTTAGGTTGTTCTTCTGCCCAGTCATGAAAACTATCTGACTCACGTATTGTAATAAAATCTGAATGAGACTCTAAGATAGTAGCCTCTGCTGACTTACGCATAGTCTCATCATTCATTTTGTCTAACTGTTGTAGTCTTGCTTCAGCTTTACTAAATAATTGTTGAGCTTTCTTAGCAGCTATAGTCTCTACTATTCCAGCAATATCAGGATGTTCGGATGCCCATGCATCTATATCTTCATCAGACTTAGGTGGGATAATATTCTCACCCTTCATACGAGCCTCTAAGTCTTCAAACTTTTCTTGCCAGTCTTTTTCTTTTTCAGACATATGACGACGAAGATCACCATATCTTTTCTTGAAGGATTTTTCTTCTCGACTTAACCCCTCATCAGACTCCGATGCTTCGGCTTCCTCTTTGGCTTCTTCTTGTTTGGAACTACTTGCATCCGATACTTCGGTTGCCTCAGATCCTTCGCCATCGGATTCTTCTTCAATAGTTTCACCACGAGCCTCTGCTTCTAAACGTTTTATTTCTTTTTCTTCAGCCTCCATAGCTGCACGTTTTTTACTGTTGTTGTAACCCCTATCTACAAATCCTGCAGTCTTCGGGGTTTCCATTGTACTTAGTTCTGGCATATCCATTATCCTTATGTTGGGGTCAGCACTATTGCTGAGTAGCCTTATCGTTGTTTGGATACCTTATAGGTATTTATTTTTTACTTGGTTTCTTCATTAGTCCACCTTTAGCTCTACCACCTCGTGCCAGTCCTCTAGAATCAAACTGACCTGATTTTGTTCTTGCTTCAATGGTTCTTTGTGACCTTGCCCTATCTGCCATTTTTTCTGATGTTGATTTTTGGCTTTGAGTTTTTGAAAGTGTTTGACCTGTTGTAGTCTGACCACGATCCCTAGCTCTTCT